CCGCTTCCCACCATCGGCCGGAAGCTTGATGCTTACCGGCCAGCTGTAGGAGTCGGACTGCTTGAGGACAAATGCCACGCGATCAGGTGTAGACGAGCTCTAGCTCATCATTGCCCGAATCGGTCGGAACCGCAATGTAGGGCAGCGTCAGCATCTGAATCCCGTCCTCATCGCTGTAAGACGGGTTGCCAAGATCAATCTGGCCAGCCGTGAAGGTCACGATGTTGCCAGCGGTTTGGCCGTGCTGGAACGTCAAGTTGCCAGTGCTGTTGCCAGTGGCATCACTGAAGAAGTTGTGTGTGCCAACGGGCACGGCCTCGATCATCACCTCTCCAGCAGGGGCGCGGTTGGTGATCAGCACCTCTTTGGTGCAGCCCACGAGCTCGCGGTAGACGATTTCATTAGCCAGTTCAAGCGTGAAGCTCTGCAGGCAGCCGGCATAGCTAAACACCTGGAAGCCGCTCGTGTTGCCCTGCTTGAACACCACAGGATCGGCCTGATCGGCGTAGGTGGGGCTGCCCAGCGCTACATCGGTAGGCGTGTTGTAGATGCCCGTAAATTCAAACGCGATTGTTGGGATCTCGCCCACTGCGCAGTTGATCGAGAAGGTGCCGCGGCAGCCAGTGGCCTTATGCAGCACGCCATCGTTGTTGAAGTAGATCGTGACCGATTTCGGCGCAGCGTCGCTGTTGGGTTCGTAGGTAACGCTCACACCGGACGAAACGGTCTTAGTCAGGCTGCACGCTTCAAGCAACGGGCCATAGGCGGGGGCAGTGCCGGCAGTGCCGGACCCGGCCAGCTCAACCTCGAAGTTCACCAGCACGCGGGTTTGCGCCAGCAACTGCTCGGATTGGCCAAGGTAGGGCCGGATAAGCTCACGGCTAACGGTCTCAGCCTCAAGCGGGGTCACCTCGATGTTGCGCACGAGGATCGCATTGCTGCCGACAAGAGGGGTCGGATCAGTGCCGTAGGTGGTTTCAATTTCGGCCAGCAGCAGCTGGCGGCGAGAGAGCAGCGGCATGGCGTGGCCTAAAGAATCAATCTTTGCCTTATCGTAGCCGGCTCAGCTTGTCGTCAAATTGGTGACTGAGGTGCGATAACGCACGAGATACTCACACGAAATAACGCCTGCAGGCTGATCAGCTTCGACGATCTCAAAGCCAACAGAACGCGGCTGCACATCAATGGCATAACCACCCAAGGTCAGGTCGGCCATCAGCTTGCTGTGCAGTGATTCCACCGTGGCATCGGCCTGCTGATCCGGTACGTTGCCGCGCACGATCACGGCGATGCGAACCACCAAGCTCCAGTCCAACGTGGGCAGGCTGGTGTTCTGCTCGGCCGTGTCGTTGATGGGCTCGATCACGATGGCGGGGCTTTCACCGCGGGTCAGTGGCTCAACGCGGCTGCGATAGATGCGCGTACTGACGCCGGTCGTCCCGGCTAGGGTGGTGGCAATCCGCGCCAGGATCTGCTCGCGCTTTGTAGTCATGAGTCGCAGCAGACCGTCATGGTGATGCTATGGCCGGCGCTGCTGGCTGTCACGTTCAGCCGCACATAGCGCAGCGCATAGTCGCAATAGGTATGCACGTGATTGCCGGCGTCCTTTGTTTTCTCCTCGCCGATGTTGGCCCAGTCGGTGCCGTTCATCGATCCTTGCAGGTGATAGGTCACCTGGCCGCCAACGATCTTCTCAAACGTGGTCACGGTAGTGCCATCGATCTCGATGGCTGCGCTACTGCCCGTGGTGTTGCTGATCGTGGTGAACGTGTGGATGTTCTGCGGACGGTCAGCGTTGCCGCCAATGATGGTGGTCATGTCTTCTGGATCCCGATCTGAACGAATTTGCCATCATCGATCAGCATCACCTCGCGCACGGTATAGGCAACGCTATCAACCGTGATTGAGCTACCACGGGTCAGATTGCCGAAATCTGATGTCTGCGCGGTGACTGTGTAGTCAGTAGTCAGCACCATGCCATCAGCCACCATTTGGCTGGGCATGTCAAGAATCCCTTTTGCAGTAATGGCGCCAGCCGTGCAGCTGACGCCAAAGTCTGCAAGGAAGATCGATAGGTCTTCCGTAAACGCCATCAGCTGTACTTCTTGGAGCCGAGGGCCACAACAGAAACAGCGCCGGTGCCAGTGCCGCCGGTCACAGTAAAGAGCACACGAACGTAACGACGGAGATCGTTGCTGTTCAGGTAGATCTTCTCTTGGAACGCGGTGTTGGCTGCAGCAGCGGTAAAGCCGCCACCAGTCACGTCAACAAAATCGCCGGAAGTGGTGGTATTGCTGTGCTGAATCTTGGCAGTCAGTGTGACGCCAGCGCCAGCAGCAGCAGCATCGATGATAAAGGCTACGTCGCCTTCGTAGTCCACCAGATCAACGTTGGCGGGAGTACCAGCGCCGGTGGCGGTGACGACTGCATTGTTATGCAGCTCGAGCAGATCGGTTTTCGATCCGAGGTTGTGGATGGTCATGGCTTAGCCCTCCGTCGGGCAGATGGTTTGCGGGGTGGCTCAGGCTGATCCTGAACCGCATCAGCCACCAGTGTGATGGCTTCCACAGCTTTGCCGATGCCAAGCAGGAGGCGAGCATCAGAGGGGGATGCCTCAAGGACATCCCCAACCCTGACCACCCGGCCCGCGAGCATCGTCTGCTGTAGGACCTTGATCAACATGATCAGAGGGTGTTGTTGCCGCGGCTGAAGGACTCAGGATGACGGACGGCGATGTCCACATCCTGCATCGCAACCACGCGAACGGTGCCGCTGGTGCTGTTGGTGTAGGGGTCCACCATGATGTCCAGGCCAGAGAAGTAGCCGATGATCAGGTCGGCGAAGTTGCCGAACCACAGATCGCCGGAAGCAACTTGGTTGGAGAGAACGCCTTGATAGCCGTTCACTTCGTTGCCTTCCATCACGAACAGGCCGGAGCCGGTGTCCTTGCTCTTGGTCTTCAGACCGCCGCGCATGGCAGCGTTCATCAGATACACAGGGCTGCCGAGCAGTGCGTTGGCGGTAGCCACGTCGCTCTCAAGTGCCACCACCTCGGCGAAGGTGGGGGTATCAGCGGCGAAGTCCTCGGTGCCGATACCGGTGGTCAGCTTGAGGCCGAGGGGCTCACCGCTGGAACCAGTGCCGTACAGGCCGGCATAGTCGATCTTGAGCGCGAGCACGCGGGCCAGATCGGTGCGCACCATATTCTCCACGTCGATAGACGACTGGATCATCAGGCGGCGGCTGTAGTCGGTGTAGGCGGCCACAGTCTTAGGAGTCAGGCTCACCTGATCCACGGTCTGCTGAGACTCGGTGGGAGCACCGGACTCAGCCACCCAGTAGGCGGTAGCAGCGCCGGACTGGCGGGGGATTGCCACGTTGCCGGTCAGGCCGGTCAGCACAGTGGCGCCAGCCTGATCGAGAGCAGATGCATTGCGCAGCAGATCGATGAAGCTGCCGGCATCAAGATCAGTGGCAACCAGGTTGCCGCCACCGGTTGCAACGCCAACGGTCAGGTCGCGGCGCAGCACATCCTGAGGGATGGTGATGCCACGGGACTGGCGGCCAAGCTTGGCAGCAGCAGCTTCAGAGGCTTCAATCTCGAACGCTGCAGCCTCGCGGGCCGAGCGGTCGGTGGGGTTGGCCAGATAGTTGATGGCACGCAGGAAGGAGAAGCCGCGGGCCTCCTCCTTAGTCATGCCGATTTCAGCGGCGCTCATGGTCACAGGCTCCTGTTGAATGTCGAGTTTGTCGAGCACAGCAGCGCGAGCCTCGTCGATAGAACGACCAGATTCGATCAGCTGGCGGCCGAGATCGGCCATTGCGTGCTTTTCGCACAGTGCAGAAATGCCAGCGATGCGGGAGCGCTCAGCCTCAGCGGCTTCGGCCCGCACCACGGCCAGATCAGTGGTGGTGTTTTCCATTGCAGGAATGGGATCGGGTGTAGGTGCTGCCGAGGCAGCTTGCTCGGGCTCAAGGGATCGGCCGATGCCAACGCCGGGATCAGCCGGCACGGAAACAACAGAGACCTCATAAGGAGCCCAGGCAGTAGCAACAAAGTCGCCGCTGCCACGCTCCTCCATTTTGTCGATGGAGTAGCCAAAGGAGACGTTTCGCAGAACGCCATCCTTAACATCGCTCAGGACTTCCTGAGCAAATGGGTTGCGGCTGAACCGCACGCGGGCATAGCCCCGCTTCCTCTTGCTGTCGATATAGGCGCGTTCAACAACACCAATCACACGATCAGGGTTGTGGTTGAACAGCAGCGGCGCGCCATCATTCAGGCGGCTGAGATCGGCAGCAGTTGCCTCGTGGCTAAGGATCTCGTTTCCGAAGTAACGAGCAACAGGAAATTCAGAGCTAAAGGGGAACTCAAAGGTGCGATCCTCAACCTCGTCAAAGCTGGTCAGCTCAGCACGTTGATGGCGGCCAATGCCAGGCATGGCGCGCTCTTCGCCCGTGGCCTCTTCAAACTCGATGGGATCCATCTCGTTATCGATCAACCATTGCAGCGCTTCATCGGCTGTGTACTGCTCAGCATCAAACCGAACAGCCTGAATCTCACTGACGCCTTCCTTGATGCCATAGATAAAGTCCACGCCATCGCCGCCCGCGTCATTCTCGCGGCGCAGTTCGTCATACTGTCCCGGATCAGTCATCCGGGCAGCGTGCTCATTTGGATAAGGCCGCGCCTCTTCCATTTGTCTATCCTGCAATGCCTTGATTCTATCCGCACTCGCGTTAAGCATTAGTCCTCAGGCGCCTCGACAGGATCCTCGAGCACTGATAGCTCTTCGTAGCCTTCTTCTTCCACTGGTGATTGAGTGTCGTCAAACGGCGGAGTGGCCCCCATGCTCACGGGTGGCTGGACACCACCGCCGCTGTTAACTTCGCTCGGGTCAGTGTCGACCACGATATCCAGCTCGTCGAGCATGGCCAGCTCAGCCTGACGCGCCACCAGTAGATCATCCAAATCGCCGCCCTGCTCTGCGATCACTTGACCCAGGGTCTTGAAGCCGCAGCGCACTGCGGTCTTGTAGGCATCGACCTCACGCTGCGGGTCCACCCACTCCCAGCTGCGCGGCACCCAGCGGCTGGCGCGGTAGCGGTCGGGATTCGTCTCATAGCCAGGCAGGTTCAGCGCACCGCTCAGCACCGCCATATCAAGCCAGCCCTCGAACACCTCTTGGTGGAAGTTCTCGATCATGTAGCGCTGCAGCACGCGGTACGTGTCGCGCTCCTCAAGCAGGCTTAACCGGCTGCTGCTGTAGTTGCTCTCTGAAAAGTTCTTGCTGATGCTCTCGAACGACACGCCAACGCCAGCAGCCACAGCGCGCAGCATTGAGCGGGTGAATGGTTCGAGCTGGCCGTCAGGGCTGTTGAGGTCAGGCACCGTGACGCTTTCGCCCGGCGCCAGATACTTGAACACACCAGGCTGAAACTCGCTAACGCGCTCACCCTCGTAGATGTCGTCACCGATCAGCTCGCCCTCAGGCGACTGAATGAATCCCATTAATGCGCTGCTAGCTCGTGCCCGCACCACCTCGGCTTCCTCATAGCCTTGGAGCATGTGCAGCCGCATCAGAGCAGAGGCAAACCATGTGACGCCTCGGGTCTGCCCTGGCCGCTCCGGCAGGAACAGGTGGATCACCTCATCAGCAGGCACGCGCACACGCCGACCATTGGTACGCGGATTGCCCGCGTACGTATCGCCCGGATGGTTGGCGTAGAAGTGGTAAGCCTGAGGCCGCAGATAGCCATCCACCTCGATGCCCATCCGCACCGTGTTGCCATCGGCAGCCTGCGGGATATCGTCATCGATTAGGTAATCGGCCTCAAGCACCTGCAACGCAAACGGCACCTTGCTATCGCCGAACGGCCGGCGGATCATCCGCACAAACACCTCGCCGCTTTCGGCCAGGCTGCGCACAATCAGACGCTCAATATCGTGGAAGCCCAAGATGCCGCTCACATCACAGCGGCTCTTGTGCATCCACTTCTCCCACTGCTCGTGGATCTGGCCGTTAATGGCCTCATCCAACTTGCCGCCACGCAGCATCCGCACTTGGCCCTGATGCCGGATGCCATGCCCGATCACATTGTTTTGAATGCTGCGCAGCGCTTGCTTCGCATAGTCGTTGTCTCGGCACAGCTGCCGCGCGCGATTGCGCAGTGCCTTAAAGCTGCTCTTGATTTCGCTGTCGGCGCTAGTGCCGCTGGTTACCCAGTCGCTAGTGAGCCTGCTAACTCGAGCGCCTTGATACGCACGCCGCTGCGGCCGCGTCGGCTCGAAGCCCATTGCCTTAAATAGCCGCGTGCGCAATCCCATCAGAACCTCACGAACAGATTGTGCGGATTGCCCAGGCCATTGGCGATCAGATCCGCCATCTGCTCACGCTTCACCTCAGCCTTCAGCTTAGATTCACGCTCCATCAGCTCAGTCAGATCCAGCTTGGTGAAGCTGCGGCTGCCGATGGTGTACTGCTTAGCGCCTGCGCTAACAATCGCGCGGATCGCAGCCTGGACTGCATCAAGATCCTGCTGCGCTTGTGAGCGCCCATCAAATGCACCAGGTGTGCCGGCGTAACTCAGCGCAGCCAACACCTCAAGCTGGCCAGCGCCAAGAGTCAGCTTCTCACTGCCGCTAGTAGCAATCGCCTGCCAGTACCACTGCCCCGCATCAAACCCAGCACTGGTGGCCGCGGCCAGCGTAAACGTCCACCCGGCACCATCAGCTGTGCCCACCACCGTGGCGCCCTCGCTAGCCGTATTGGTGCGCAGGTAATACGTCAGCGTCCAACTGCCGCTCGTGATCTCATTGCCCAGATTGTCTGATGCAGGATCAGCCGTCCACTTCACCGTGTCGCCGGCCCTGATCTGAGATGGGATCGGTGTCGCCACGATTTACCAGTTGCTGACAAAGCCACTGGCAGCCGCAGAGGCCGGCTGCCGTTTTGATCTTAGCGGTGCTTTCTTCCCTTCCTCTAACTGCACCCGCAATTGCTCCCACATCGTTGCCTGATTCATCCTCCGCCCAAACAGCAACATCGCCGCATAGGCATAGACCATGCAATCCAATGCCTCGTTTCGGTCGCCTGCTTTCTTCACCCATTCTCGAATCGGAAACCCTCGGTGATATCGCAACGCCTGCCGTTCACTGGTCACCTGCTTGAAATATTCCTCATCGGCAGCCATGCCGAAGTGCAACCCCCCAGCCTGTTGGTTGTGACGCAGCCGGCCAAACAGCGTGGTCTTGATCGTGTCGGTGCCCAGCTGATACAGCGTCACCCCACGCTTCAACACCTTGCCGCGCCAGTTCACATCAACCTTGCTGCCCTTGCCGACCGCTGGGCTGTTGCGTCTGCTGCTGCCCTTGATTGCAATCACGCCTTGCGCCACGCGGTCCCGCACGTAGCGATAAACCTCGTGCGTGCAGTGGCCGCCAGAGTCCACAGCCATCTGAGAGATCTTCAAGGTCCGTCCGCTCTCGTGTTCCCACTCCGTTGCCAGCACCGTATCCAGCTGGCCCCATACCTCCGTCATGGTCGGGTCGCCCATCAGCTCCTGATGCCACACCATCCATCCGGTCTCGCCCTCACCCCAGCCCCAAACAGTCACGGCTAACCGGTTGTCCTGTACGTCGACGCCAGCTGTCAGCAGCACCACGTTCTCAGGGCACACGCCGCTGCGATACGGCAGCCGTTTCTCCATCAGCCCATCGGCGCTGATCTTCGCCGCGTAATCCTCCTCCCACGTCTCCGCCAGGCGCGTGTTCACAAACGCCTTCAACGCCGGCGCGTCACCCTTGGCCCGTAGGAAGTCCTCTACCAGCTGTTCCCAGCTGCACCATCCCAGCGGGCTGTACAGCCCCGACAGCTGGAACCCTGCAGTGCGGCCATTGCCAGCCGGTGCCGTCGCGCGCCATTCACCCGCGCGCATCATGGCCGGCTTGTGCAGCTCCTCGAATCGCTCGCCGCAGTGCTCGCATTGATACCGCGCACTCTCCGGCCTGCCGTTGTCCCACTTCAGCTGCCCCCACTTCAGCCATTCCATCGCGCCGCAACTGGGGCATGGCACATAGAACCGCCGCTGATCGCTGCGCAGATACTCCGCCTCGATGCGGCTGAAATCCTTCACAGTCGGCGTGCTGGTTAGCAGGATCTTCCGCCGCGCGAACGTCGTCGTCCGTCGCTCTGCCAGCGCTACCGGATCGCCCTCGCCGTCCACATCGCTAGGAAACCCGTCCACCTCATCACAGAACAGGTAGCGACACGGTGCTGATCGCAAGCCGGTCGCACTGTTCGCACCAGTCAGCAGCATGATCCCGCCGCTGAACTCCTTGCTAAACATCGTGTTGCCAGAGTCCCGCGCTCGAGCCGGCGCGATCTTCTCCGCCAGGCACGGCGTCTCCGTGATCATGCTCTCGAGCCGCTGCTTGCTCAGCCGCTTCGCCATCTCCACCGTCGGCTGCACGCACAGCATCGGCCCCGGTGCATGGTCGATCACATAGCCCAGCCAGTTGCTGCCAGCCTCCGTCTTGCCCGTTTGCGCCGCAAACATCATCACCACCCGCTGCACCGTGCTCTCACTGCTGAGGCAGTCCATCGGCTCGCGCAGATAAGGCGTGCGATCCGTGCGCCATGGCCCAGGCTCCGCGCTTGCCTTGCTGCTCAGCCGCCGGTAGCGATCAGCCCACTCGCTCACCGTCAGCGGCTGCTCAGGGCGCAGCCCGTCCATAAAGCCATCGCGCCACGCGCTACGCATCACACAGCTCCACCAGCGCAGCCCGGTGTTCCTGCGTCAGCACCTGATGGATCACCAGCGGATCAGTCTCACCAGCCAGTTGATGGCTCAACCGATCCGCCAAATTCGCCAATGCTTCCCGCACGCCGCGGCCAACCTTAAACGCCTCCTTCTTCACCTCATCAGCAGGCACCAGCTCACCTCGCTGCTGCGTCACCTGCAGTTTCGCTAGCTCCGCCTGATAGTGCTCACGCCTTGCCCTGCTTTCATTCAGATCAGGGATCGCATCATCCGGTAAGCCATTCACGCGCCGCCGCAGCTCGTCCGCATCACGCGGCATTTCCTCCACAGGGTCCGGTCGGCTCACCTTGCTAACCGCATTCGCGACCGTGTTCTTGTTCCACAGCTCCAACGCCAGATCACGATCTAACCAGCGCTTGCCGTCCTTCTCAACCACTGCCCCAGCAATCCTGCTCTTGGTGGCATGGGTAACAGCACCCTTGCTGCACCCTCGAATCGCTGCAAACTCAGCGAACGTGACCAGCACAAAAGTTGAATCGTTCTAGCGTTAACTTAACTGGCGCTAAACGCTCCTAAACTGTCTTAGGGGAGTCTCATTTGAGACTCACATGAGACTCCTTGCGCCGCAAGGGTTTAGGGGTGTTGGGTTCTGACGCTAGCGGAAGCGGGTGCGAACGAACGACCA